CACGCACTAATTGGCGTTCTTAACGATAAACGGTTTCCCAATCGTTGGCTTTAAGCATTTCTATTAATTTCTCTCTATCCCACAAAAGCACTTTGCAAGATGATGCCAATTCTTTTGCACCTGCTGTGAAATAGTTGTTGGTGACGACAACACCAACATGGCACCCGTAGTGTTGTCGACCTGCATTTACTTCTTGGACTGGGGTGTTTCCTAAAGCATGTGAGTAGCGCTTGCATTGAATGGCATAACGAATCCCATCTTTCTCGGCCAAAACGTCAACACCTTGATCTCCAGAGCCTCCGGTGGATTGCACGTTTTCATATCCGGAATTTTGCAACAGCTTTATAAAAAACAACTCAAATTTTGGACCTTGCATTTGATCTATAAGATCAATCCAATATACTGGTTGGTCAGGAGGCTCAGCGGATGCATTGTCCGGAAGAGAACCTGTATCCTTGCCAGCACACCCCATTTCTCTTAATTTTACTTCGATCTCGTCAATATCTTTCTGGGATTTATTCATCTTGTGGGATAAAATAGCCAGTTGAATGCCCAAAGCAATCAGAGTACAGCTAGACGGCTTTTTTTGCGGGAAGAAACGAGAAAAGATGTATATTACTAAAAATATAACACCGGCAAAAATGCACGATCCGATGAGCCAATTAAAAAATCGCGTAAATCCCTGTCCCGGGATATTTCCAGAAAACGCAGCCCAAATTGCATATATAACAGCAAATATAGCACCGATAGACCAACGATCTAAATATTTTTTGACAAAATTCCTCATATTTACCCCTCCCGTCGCCTCATAGAATAGCACGTAAAGAAATAAATGTAAAGTTTTTTGAAAAACCTCTTGACTTTTTGCAATGCATAAATTAGAATAAATGTAGTGCAAAAAGTGAGGTGATGATTTGAGCCCACGAACAGGTCGCCCAAAAGCAGAAAACCCTAAGGCGGTCAGTGTTACAATTCGCTTGGATGCCGATACAGAATCAAAGCTAAGAGAGTATTGCAAGGAAAGCGGCATTAAACGAGGCGAAGCCATACGCCGGGGAATTCATCTGTTGTTGGCGCAAAAAAAATAGAAACAGCCCGCCACCCTGGAAAAGTTACGGACTGTCTCTATTGTACGAGGTATCTCTACCTGTGAAATCTATTATATCATAGGTAGGGTGCCACTTCAAGTAAATTGAAGGAGGTG